TGGTACGTCGAAATCCCTATGGGTATCGACGAAATTCGTGCTCTCTACTCGCACGTGTGCTATTCCATAGAAATCTGGCCAGGTGCACCGCGAAGACCCGCTGAAGAGCAAGAGTATCTACAGAATTTGAAGATGCGACTCTTTGCAATGATCACACAATACAACTTTGATAATGGCTGAACAATCTGCGTACCTTGGTAATCCTAATCTAAAGAAAGCAAACGTTGCTACTGACTTTACACCTGAACAGGTGCAAGAGTTTATCAAGTGCGCGAATAATCCTGTTTACTTTATTAGGAATTATATTAAAATCGTGTCTCTTGATGAGGGTGTTATCCCATTCAAGATGTATGACTTCCAAGAAAAGATGGTGATGTCTTTTCACGAGAACAGGTTTAACATCGCCAAGTTGCCTCGTCAGTCTGGTAAGTCTACTATTGTTACCGCATATCTTTTGTGGTACGTAATTTTTAATGATAACGTCAATGTCGCAATCCTCGCAAACAAAGCAGCAACCGCTAGAGAGATGCTTGGACGTTTACAACTCTCTTACGAGAATCTTCCTAAGTGGATGCAGCAAGGTATTATTGGCTGGAACAAAGGGTCAGTGGAACTGGAGAACGGAAGTAAACTCTTGGCTGCATCTACTTCCGCTTCTGCCGTCAGGGGTATGTCTTTTAATGTCATATTTCTGGACGAATTCGCGTTTGTTCCGAACAACATTGCAGATCAGTTCTTTAGCTCTGTTTATCCTACTATTTCGTCTGGTAAATCTACCAAAGTTATTATCATCTCTACCCCACACGGGATGAATATGTACTACAAGCTTTGGCACGATGCCGAGCGTGGTACGAACGAATATATTCCTACGGAAGTTCATTGGTCTGAGGTGCCAGGAAGAGACGCCGAATGGAAAGCGCAGACTATTAGGAACACGTCCGAACAACAGTTCCGTGTTGAGTTTGAATGTGAGTTCCTGGGCTCTGTTGATACGCTTATCTCTCCGAGTAAGCTGCGTGTGATGGCGTACGAGGATCCTATTGAATCCAAAAATGGTTTGGATGTATTTAAGGAACCAGAGAAAGATCATAATTATACGATGACTGTTGACGTTGCCCGAGGTATTGACGGTGACTATTCAGCATTTACTTTGTTTGATACAACCACCGTACCGTATCAACTGGTTGCAAAGTATAGGAACAATACGGTTAAACCGATGCTGTTCCCAGATATTATTTGTCAAGTAGCTAAAGCATATAACCACGCATATATTCTAGTAGAAGTAAATGATGTCGGTGCTCAAGTTGCAGACATCATACAATATGATCTCGAATATGACAACCTTCTGATGGCAGCAATGCGTGGTCGTGCTGGTCAGGTTGTTGGACAAGGATTCTCTGGTGGCAAGGTACAACTTGGAGTCAAGATGTCTAGTGCTGTTAAGAAGTTGGGTTGCTCTAACCTGAAGCAGTTGCTGGAAGATGATAAGATGTTATTGTCTGACTATGATATTATAGCTGAGCTAACCACCTTTATTCAAAAAGGTCAGTCTTGGCAAGCAGAAGAGGGATGTAATGATGACCTAGCAATGTGCCTGGTTATGTTTGCGTGGCTCGCTGTACAAGATTATTTCAAAGAACTGCACGACAATGATGTACGTGCTCGTATGTATGAGGAACAACGTGAAGCAATCGAATCGGATATGGCACCTTTTGGGTTTATGGATGACGGGCTTGATGATACTTCCTTTGTCGATCCCGAGGGACAAGTGTGGCATACCGATGAGTATGGCGACAGAGCTTATATGTGGGAATACCGATGAACCTCGATGATGAGTTTGATCTAGAGCACTTCCTGTTTCAAGAACGACAGTGCAGGACGTGTCTTCGCAAGCTCGATCTCATCGAACACTTTTATAAAACGAGACCTGACAGGGGTTCAAATCCTTCTGCTTATTCATATGAATGTAAGTATTGCACTAAGAAGAGGATACAACGTACCAGGAAAAAGAAACGAAAGATAGTGGAAGGAGATTATCCAGATTGGTAGTTCACGTCTTGTTTCCCCTCCTGAAACATCAGTAATAATAAATATTTTTAGACTAAGTTTGAAAGCAATTTCAGGAGATTAAGCAATGGCATCTACCCAACTTTCACCAGGGGTCGTTGTACTTGAAAGAGATCTGACTACAGTTGCAAACGCAACTCTTGATAATGTCGCAGTGATTGTTGGTTCTTTTGAAAAGGGTCCTGTCAACGAGGTTGTTGACATCACCAGCGAGAAGGAGCTTCTCGCAGTGTTCGGTCGCCCTAACGACTACAACTACGAATACTGGTATTCCGCATCCCAATTCCTTCTGTACGGTGGTACATTGAAGGTTATCCGTTCCGATTCGACGGCACTCAAGAACGCAATCGATACAGCACAGACTCAGGTTACTCTGTTCTCCGCATCTGACACCACTCTGACAGTGGCATCCAGTGCAGACATCGTACAGAATGATTTCCTTCTGATTGACGCTGAAATTCTCAAAGTTACCGCAGTTAATGGTTCTGACCTGAGTGTACTCAGAGCACAACTTTCTACTGCTGCAACTTCTCACGCTGCTGCTTCAGCAGTGACTCTGATCGAAGACGCTGGCACAGCAACCACCATCAACGAAGGTGGTACGTTGACTGCTGGTGATACCACGATCACTGTTGCATCTGCAGCAACTCTCGCCGTTCAAATCAACGATTACCTTAAGATTGAGGATGAGATCGTACGTTGTACAGGCATCGCAGGTAACGATCTGACTGTTGAGCGTGGTTCACTGAGCACCACTGCTGCTTCTCACACTGATGGTGTTGCAATCAACCGCCTTACCGTTACTGCATCCAAGACAAACATCAATGAGTCTACCTCTACTGGTGTTACCGCTCCTCTGATCAGAACTGTTGGACAGTACGAGACTTCTGTTGAGTCTGCTTCTAACTCCTGGAAGTGGGGTGCACGTACACCTGGTATCTACGGTAACTCCCTCCGCATTGTTGCAACTGACGCTGGTGCAGACCAGATCCTTTCTCTGCAACAACCTCCAACCGCTGAGTGGCAGTTCGATTCCACTTCTACGGTTTCATATTCTCTTGGTAACTCTTCTGCTTCGGTTTACTCCTACAGCGTAGTTGTTACTCTGGATGCTACCAGCATCGCTGGCGACTTCAGACAAGGCGAATACTGGAGAGCAGAAACCAACGCAGCATCACCTAGCGCAATCGACGTTGTTGGTGAGGTTGTTGCATACGATCCTCTTACTCGTAAGATCGAGTTGTCGATTGACTACGCACAAACCTCCGACGTACTGGAAGTTGGCGATGCAATCGCACTTTGGACCGCTTCTACTGGTGGTAACAGAACTGGCGATAAGGGTGTTGTTTCTTCTATCGAGCGTCAACTCCGCACCGTACGTTCTGCTAACACAGAACTGTTTGAGGCGAACTACACTCTCGACGATGACAACGCAACTGGTATCCAAGTTCTCGCAGTACGTTCTGACTATGAAGAGCGTTACTTCGGTGGCAACCAGAAGTGGATCAACCTTGCTCCCCGTCCTACTACATCTCCTTGGGTCGCTGACCGTGGTGGTGCTAACGACCAGATGCACATCCTCATCCTCGATGGTGATGGCAAACTGACTGGAACTCCTGGCGCAGTCCTTGAGAAGTTCCTGTTCGTTTCTAAGGCATCTGATGCACGTGGCGTACAAGGCGAAACCGTTTACTACCGTGACGTTGTTAAGAACAACAGCAGCTATGTCTACTGGGGTTCCCACGAAGTCGCTAATGTAATGGACCTCGATGCTGGTGCTAACGGTGCTATCGGTCTCAGTGGCGTATCTCGCACCTTTGACCTGCTCAAGCAAACTGGTGGTATCAAGACCAACGAAACTTCGACTGGTCGCGAAATCATCGGTACTGCAAACAACTCAACCGTACGTTATGCACTGCAAGGTGGCGTAGATGGTTACACCCTCTCCCGCTCTGAGATCCTTGGTTCTTATGACCTGATCGCTGACCGCGAGACCGTCGATGTTGACTACATCCTGATGGGTCCTTCGATGGCATCTGCCGCAGACACCGTTGCTAAAGCACAAAAGATTATTGACATTGCAGCAACCCGTAAGGATTGCCTCGCATTCATCTCTCCTTCACGTTCGGACATCATCGGTCAATCCGACACCAACGTTATCGTTAACCGCTCTATTGAGTTCTTCAACCAGTTGAGCAGCACTTCTTATGCAGTGTTCGATAACAACTATAAGTACATCTATGACAAGTATAACGACAAGTATCGTTATATCGGTTGCAACGCTGACGTTGCAGGTCTTGTACTTGGTGCAACTCTCAGCGCAGAGGCTTGGTTCTCTCCTGCTGGTTTCAACAGAGGTCAACTCCGCAACGCTATCAAGCTTGCTTACTCTCCTCTGAAGGATCACAGAGATCGCCTGTATGCAGCACGCATCAACCCCATTGTCTCCTTCCCTGGTCAGGGCATTGTCCTGTTCGGTGATAAGACTGCACTTGCTTATCAGTCTGCATTCGATCGTATCAATGTACGTCGTCTGTTCCTGGTTCTGGAAGATGCAATCGCAACCGCTGCTAAGACACAACTGTTTGAACTGAATGATGAGTTCACACGTGCTTCCTTCAAGAACATCGTGGAACCCTTCCTCCGTTCTATCCAGTCCCGCAGAGGAGTCGTAGACTTCCTGGTTGTTTGCGACAGCAGTAACAACCCACCTGAAGCGATCGACCGTGGTGAATTCTTTGCTGAAATCTTCATCAAACCCACCCGCTCTATCAACTACATTACGCTCACCTTCACCGCAACTAGAACTGGTTCTAGCTTCGCTGAAGTTACTAACTGATTCAAGAGGATTAACTAAGGAGAAAAACAATGGCAGAACAACAACCAGGACAGGTGGAGCAGAGTTCAGTTAGAGCTCCAATCTTCACCTTCCGAGATCAAGTTAAGGACTTTGCACGTCCTAATCTATTCCAAGTGGAGATCTATGCACCCCCGATCCTTTCGGACGGGGTGTCCCCCTCCGTAGGTGGCGTTTCTGGATCCCAAGCGGATGCAAACGAAGTCGCCGCTGGCGGTTCCAACCTCGACGCATCGTCAGCTTCGGCTTTCGGTACGTTCTTGGTTAAAGCAGCAAACATCCCCTCATCCGTTGTGGGTGTTGTTGACGTTCCTTATCGTGGACGTATGCTGAAGATCGCTGGTGATCGCACATTTGAACCTTGGACTGTAACCGTTCTTAACGACCAGTCTTTCAAGTTCCGTGCTTTCTTTGAAGCGTGGTCTTCTAACATCCAGGCTCTGCAGCAGAACTATCAGAACGCTAACACCATCGCTGATTATCAAGCAATGGCGAAGGTTCGTCAGATGGATCGCAAGGGCAGCATCATTCGTACGTACAAGTTTGAAGGCATCTGGCCCTCTAACATCAGTGCGATTGAACTGGATTGGGGCAACAACGATACTCCTGAAGAGTACACCGTTGAGTTCCAAGTTCAATACTGGACCTACGATAACGACATCAACACGGGTAATAATTCTGGGTCTTCCCAACTCTGATAAATAGAAGGGTTAAGACACAGGATATTTAGATGTCCCAACTATTTGGTTATTCTCTTGAACGCGCTAAGAAGGGTCAGGCAACTGGTCCTTCTTTCGTGCGTAAAGAATCTGATGATGCAGCAACTCCTATTGCAGGTGGTGGTTTCTTTGGAACCTCAATCGATCTGGATGGGAGTTATAAAGACGAAAACGACTTGATTCGTCGATACCGCGAGATGTCCATTCACCCAGAATGTGACCGCGCTATTGATGATGTGGTCAATGAAGCTATTGCTGGGGAGATCGATGACACTCCTGTAGATGTTGAGTTGTCAAATCTCAAGGTCAGCTCTGGAATCAAGAAGAAGATCCGTGAGGAGTTCTTCAACGTACTGAGACTTCTTGATTTCGATAAGAAAGCGTATGACATCTTCCGTCGTTGGTATATTGACGGCAAGTTGTACTACCACAAAGTAATTGACGTACAAAATCCTCGTAGAGGTATTACTGAACTCCGCTATGTTGACCCGCGTAAGATTCGCAAGGTCATCGAGATGGAGAACAAGAAGGATAGACAGTTTGTAGATCCCAAGACGATGGAGTCTCAGCTAGCGCCTCGCTCTGCTGAGTATTACATCTATAACCCGAAGGGTCTGCGTGGACTGGAAACTTCTGGCGTCAAGATTGCACCTGATGCTATTGCCTTCGCCCATAGTGGTCTGAAGGATATGAACAAGAATGTGATTATGTCACATTTGCACAAGGCAATCAAGGCACTCAATCAACTCAGAATGATTGAAGACAGTCTGGTTATCTACCGTCTGTCTCGTGCTCCTGAGCGTAGAATCTTCTATATCGATGTTGGCAATCTGCCTAAGCAGAAAGCGGAACAGTACCTCCGTGAGGTAATGAGTCGTTATAGAAACAAACTGGTGTACAACGCTGACACTGGTGAGATCAGAGATGATCGTAAGATGATGTCTATGCTGGAAGACTTTTGGCTTCCACGTCGCGAGGGAGGGCGCGGCACAGAGATCACTACCCTTCCTGGCGGGCAAAACCTGGGCGAACTGGAAGACGTTAAGTATTTCCAGAAGAAGCTCTACCGTGCACTCAACGTGCCCGAGTCACGGTTGGAATCGGAATCTACATTCAACCTAGGTCGTGCTGCTGAGATTACTCGTGACGAAGTTAAATTCCAAAAGTTTGTCACCCGTCTCCGCAAAAAGTTCTCCGAACTTTTCCACGACTTGCTTAAGACACAGCTCGTACTGAAAGGGATTATCACCCTGGAAGAATGGGATGATATGTCTGAGCACATCCAGTACGATTTCATCGCAGACAATTACTTCAGTGAACTGAAGGAGAAAGAGATCCTCAATGAGCGTCTCCAGTTGCTGCAACAGATGGATCAATTTGCTGGCAAATACTTCTCACTCGAATATCTCCGTCGTCAAATTCTACGCCATACCGATTCGGAAATGCAAGAAATTGACAAGCAAATCGAGCAAGAAATCGCGGATGGCAAGCTTGTCGATCCCGCATCTATCGATCCAGCAACAGGTATGCCGATGGAGGATCCTGCTGCGATGGGCGAAGAACCAGTCGAAGACCCTGGTCCAACTGGCGTTGAGTCGGTTGCTCCTGCAGACTATAAACGCGGAGAATTCTAAATAGTATTAATTGGAGATTTTTATTATGCCTAGCGTACACGCTATGGATATTGTCAACAAGCTTTTTTCGGGTTCAAAAGATCTGAGTGCTGAGGTTGACGACGCAATGAAAGCAATGTCTGCTGATGCACTTGAGCAGAAGAGAAAAGAGATTGCTTCCGATTTTCTAAAACCCGAAGAGGAAACAACTGATGAAACTGATCACGGAACAGATTGAAGACGTACAGGTTCTCACCGAAGGTAAAGGTGCGGACAAAAAACTGTATATCGAAGGTACGTTCTTGCAGGGTGAGATCAAGAATCGCAACGGGCGCTTGTATCCTATCAACACTCTTGCTAGAGAAGTAGGTAAGTACAACGAATCATTCATTAAGAGTGGTCGCGCACTTGGCGAACTGGGTCATCCCGATGGTCCTACCGTCAATCTTGATCGCGTTTCACATTTGATTACGTCTCTTGTCCAAGAAGGTAATAACTTCAAAGGCAGAGCACGCATCCTCGA